TATCCAGGCACTGAAAGAGAACCGCACGACCATCCAGGCAGATCAGGAAAACCTTTCCCAGCAATGGCTGTTGGATAGGCTGAAAGCCGAAGCCGTAGACCTCGACAACGCTCCTTCGGTGCGAGTGCGAGCCCTCGAAATCCTAGCAAAATCGCAGGGACTACTCTCTAGCGATAGCGTGAACGTCACGGTCGAAGCACGCTCATCCTCAGAGATAGAGCGCGACCTGCAAGAGCGTTTAAACTCGCTGTTGGGCGGTGCTGATATCGCCCTTGTGGAGTAGCGCGTAACAAAAACAAAAACAAAAGAACCAGAAAAGAACAAAGCGTTTACCCTCTTCCGATGGCAGAATCTCCACTGTGTCAGGGTATCTAGCCCTTGACAAGCTATTGACAAGCGTTTACGCTAAAAGCGTAGCTCTTAACGTTCTACTAGTTACTAGTTACTCGTTACTAGTTCCTCTTTTTTTGAGTGTTGTTAGTCACTGCGATGAAATGCAACCGGGAGCGAGAGCGACTGGTTGCTAACAGCGATGAGCAGCGACTGACGTGCGACCGGAGGGAGACAGTGTTCCCCCGCTTCCCCTGGCCTACCCGTTTAAAGCTCGCCGTTTAAACGAAGTGCTTTAAACACCCCCCTCCCAGGCAGAAAGCGCGAAACACCCACACAAAAAAGGGGACACCCCTTTCGGAGTGCCCCCTTCCCTTGTGGCCTGGTGATTTAAACGGCTTGGGAGTCGTAGCCCCCGTCCATGTCCACTGTGGTTCTTATGTCTCGGAGCCAGTGCTCGGCTTCGGCTCGTTGTGAGGAGTGCCATACTCGCAACACCTCCCACGTTTCCACTGGTCCAGTGCCGAACACCAACATGATCTGATCCATCGGGCCTGTCTCTAGGCGCATGGGCTCTTTTTTAGTCATCGTTCTAGCTCCTCACTTTAGGGAAGAGGGGCACTCCGAAAGGGATGCTTCTTTTATTGATACGGGCTCCGACACGAATTACTTCTTTGGCGTAGCATTCCTTCCAGTATGTGGACAGTTCCTCAGGTGTCCACAGCTTGCCCGTGTTCGTGTTGATGCACCCAGGTTCGCGGGTCCACTCAAGGATCTTATCGGCCTGATTTCGGGCGATCTTTCTGATGGTTTCATCGGTCAGATCGTTGTTGTTGTCCATGTCTAGCTCCTCACCGTTGAAGTTGCATACTTGAGTCCCAGCGTGAGCGTGGGGGGTTGGACTTCTTTTCCATCTTCGACCATCTGCTTTGAGCAACCCGGACAGATCGGGCATCCCAGTTTGTCAATCCAGATTCGGGTGACCCTCACATTGTAAAAACAGCCCTGACAGAGAACCTTCAGTAGGCGGGTGCCTTGTTTTTTCTGGCCGTTGACGCGCAGCGCATCGTGATCGTAGCCGCCAAGCTTTTTGTCTAGTTTTCTGAGCGAGGCTCGGAGTGCTTTCGACGCCACTGTGGCGGTAGGCTTGCCCTCTAGCCCGATGGCCTTGCAGAAGCTTCTGAACTGTGCCCCATGACCGACTCCAGCGGGCAGGATGGCGTGCCCGTGCTCATGGACCAGCACTTCCAGGGCTTCGACACCCGTGGCGATCAGGGGGGAGATGAATATGTGTCCCTTTTTTCCTGGCTGATGATCGCCGTGCCAACATTCTCCCACCCTTCGGCATTTTTTGGAGGTAGCGCGTTTCGAGGGTAGGCCGCAAGAAACGTAAACTTCTGGTAGTTCGTACCCGTGCTTCCGGTAGACCGGGCGCAAGAGTTTTGTTGCTTCCTGTAGGAAGTCCTCTCTGGACTTTGTCATCTGGTCTACCTCCAGGTCTTGGTGGTGGGGTGCGCGATCACTCTGTCGTCTTTTTTGTCCCATGCGGTGCCATGGGTCCCGGTGGTGCCATCCTCCCAGAGGACGCTGATGCAGGTCCCCTTCCAGTTATCTTGGTATTCGATGGCGGTGACGGTGTACTCTTTCTGCCAGTAGCCGCAGAGATACCGACCGCCGACCCTGCGGGGTCCGACAACTCCTAGCTCGATCCTGGGATCTCTGTCGCTCATCGTATGCTGCTCCTGTTGGTGGGTGTGGCGTTGTCGGCTGCTTCGTTGTTGAGGTCTGCTTCATAGTCGAGGAATTCGTCGGAGTCGCCCTCGTCTGCAAACCTTTCCGAGTTGTAGTCCCAGTCGGTGGGCTCCGGCTCGTCCCACTCGTCAATCGAGCGCCCTTCGGTGCAAGTGTAGTGGTCGCAGGTTCCAGCGGCGCATTCGGCTTTGCGGTCTGCTTCCTCTTTTTTCTTTGCATCCCCCAGGGCCTTTGCATCCTCCAGGGCCTCTGCCACGGTGTAGTCGTCGCGGTAGCTGTTGGCCTCTAGCTGGGAGTCAAGGATTACGCTTGCGACCTCGAGTGTGGGGCGTTCTCCGGTATTAATCTCGTAGTCATCTTGCACTGCTCTCAGTTCTGCTCTGGTGAAGGGCCTGTCATTTGCGTCGGTCATTTTTCTTTCCTTCTCAGGTGGAGCTTCGCTTGAGGTGTAATATGGGGCAAGGACACAAGAGGGCGCAAGGAATCAGCAAGGGCAATTTAAGGAATGGCGCAATCATTGGATTGTGAGGGATGCCTCGTTGCCATCTGTCGCCAGTGGCCGCCTGGTCGCCGCCTGGTCGCCTTGCACCTTACCCGCAGAAGGACACCGGGACCTCGCCCCGCACCTTAGCCGCAGGAAATGACCCCCCCCTCGAACAGCATCCTTTCGTAGCTTACCCGCAGAAATCCTCGTAGCTTACCCGCAGAATCTCTCGCGGGTTACGCGCAGGGTCCGCGCACCTTACGCGAAACCGTAGGTTATCCGCAGGATTAGGGACCAGTGGGGTGGGGGCAACGGCTGGAGCGACGGCGCGGGCGGCCATCAATAAACAGTGTTTTGCTCAAGATACTGGCTAATTTTCGACACTTTCGTTTTTAATATGAGTGCTGTTCTTCCCCCCCCAAATTTTTTGCAAAAATTTCGGCTTTACCATGGTGAATTAAGTTGTTAGGTTGCGGATTATGATTTCCAGAGGGTATTAGCGGCACATTACACATCGCATCTTAAATGAGAGAAGACCGGCGTATGCCTGACCCGGAGATCACCAGCGGCGGTAACGGTGTATCCGACTCCACGGGGTTCGTTGACAGTGTTGTTACTTTGGCAGAGCGGTTGCTGGAGATCGGGGTTGAGGACGCTTTGGTGATGACGGGTTACGACGATTGTGCTATCGGCATTTTAGAGCGTTTCGGGATGGAACCTATCGTTTTGTACGACAAGGAGTTAGTAATCCAGAAGCTTTTGGATGGTGGCATTTCCACCTATGAAGAGGCACTTGAGTTCTACGAGTTCAATCAACTGGGTGGTTGGCACGGCGACAAGACGCCGGGATTCCTGATTAGGTTGCCCGATACCGTATAGTTGACGAGAGGGAGTGATATGGTAGGTCAAAAGGTTCCTCCCGGTTATTATGTAAGCAACAGTGCTGACGCGGATGTATTTTATGCGGATAAGGACGGCAATTTCTATTTCAAGAAGGAAATAGGAGATAAATGGTCGCGTACCGACAAGTGGAACTTCGACCATATTTGTGATGTGGAGACGGTGAACGAGCAGCAGGGCGTATCTGCCTCCGTGGATTCACATGATGGCAGGGGCTTTGAGGTGAAGATCAGCGCCCATATCGGTGTTACTGTGTCGGACGTGATGAAATGGCATTATGTGAACCCGGACGGCAATCAGGCAACGGTCTGGGCTGGACCGGAGGGTGGGCCCGGTGAGGGTATGAGCCTGGATGCGGGGGTGTGGTACGACAAGAACGGTAATATCCATGTGAAGTTCTCGACCTGTGGCGTGATCCCTCATGTGGCGTTTGGTGCCGATCTGGTTATCAACCCGAAAACCGTGGAGGATCTGGACAAACCCACGGCAGACGACAAGGCGTTCTCAAAGGGCTTGACCGAGGGGTTGACGCTGGGTATCGCTGATAAAGCGCCACCTGTGATCACACATACCGTTGCCACGCTGCATTT